CGTAAATTGATTAGGCGCACGCAACCACAAACCCCATCAAAGGAAAAATCCGATGGCACTGCTACTCCGCAAACGTCTGATTCTGATCGAGGAGGAGTCGACTTACGGGACGGATCCGACCCCGACGGGAGCTGACGCAGTCCTTGTTCGTGATTTGAACATTGTCCCTCAGCAAAGTGACATTGTTAGTCGTGACTTGATTCGTCCTTACTTGGGTGCTTCTGAGCAGCTGCTGGCTAACACTCGTGTTGAATGCACCTTCAGTGTTGAGCTTGCAGGTTCAGGCACAGCTGGGACTGCGCCTAGGTATGGCAAAGCTCTAAAAGCGTGTGGCTTCAGCGAGACGGTTGCAGCTAACACGAGCGTCACCTACGTACCTGTCAGCACAGGTTTCGACTCAGTGACTGTCCACTACAACATTGATGGCGTAAGACACAAGGTGACTGGTGCCCGAGGCACTTTTACTATTTCAGCCAACGTGGGTGAAATCCCGACACTTGATTTCACGTTGACTGGAATTTATGTGCCCCCAGATGACAGCGCACAGCCAAGTGTTACTTACGCAGATCAAGCAACTCCTTTGATCTTCAAGCAAGGCAACACTACTGGTCTCAATGTGATGGGATTGACGACTGCCAAGTTGTCGACTTATTCGCTTGATATCGGCAATGAGATCGTCTACCGAGAACTTGTTGGTGGCACTGGAGAGGTGCTTTTGACAAACAGGAACGTGAGTGGAAACCTCAGCATTGAGGCAATCGCACTTGCCACCAAGGATTACTTCGCGACAGCATTGGCTGACACGCTTGGGATCATTGAGTTCACGCATGGGACCGGTGCTGGAAACATCGTCAAGGTTGACTCTGCCCGAGGCGACATTGCTGATGTGTCTTATGGCGACCTTGATGGAATTGCAATGCTAGAAATTCCATTTACGGCAATTCCTAGTAGTGCTGGAAACGACGAGGTAGAGATCGTTTACACCTGATCGAACTTCTGTTGTGTCTTAGGGAGCCTTTTCAGGCTCCTTTTTTTTGTGTAAGCTAATTCTGCTTATGCACTTACCCAATGGCTTTTGTACGTAAAAAGGTAAAAACCTTCAAATGGCCCGTACAAGTAACAGAACCTAGCGAGGACCGTCCAGGCGAATTTGACAAATTTGAGTTTACGGCTGTATTTAAGCGAGTAAAGCTTTCTGAGCTTGAGTCTTTAGGAGAAGAGTCAGGGCTGCCGTTACTGAAGAAAGTGATGATTGGGTGGGAAGGCATTCAGGATGAGGAAGGTAAAGAAGTTCCCTTTTCCAGCAAAGAGCTTGAATCGTTCTCTGACGATGTTGACTGGGTGAAAGCTGTTCTTGCGGCTTACACCAAAACCTACGAGGGAGCGGAAGCGGGAAACTAAGAGAGGCTGCAATTTATTGGGCGTCTGGCGGCAAAGAAGTCGAGGACAGCACCAATGATGATGCAGCTGCTTTCGGGATAAACCTGCCAAAACCGGAGCCGACGGAGTCCACGGATTTTGAGGTTTGGGAAGAAAACTGGGATGCAGTCATCATGTTTCTGCGACTGCAGACCCAGTGGCAGGTTTCAATGAGTGGATATGTCGGATTGAAATATGAGGTACTGCTAGGTTCCGAAGGCTTGTTTGGCCTCTACAATGTGGAGGATCGTAGAGACATGCTCGAGCGTCTTCAGATAATGGAGGCGGCAGCCCTAAAGGAACTCCGGAAACGCTCTGATGGCAAAGGCAATTGAGACTCTTTCCATCAAGCTTGATTTCAAGGCGGGCTCTGGCTCTCAGCAGATAATTGACAAGATTGGAAATTCAATAAAAAACCTGAAAGTAATAACAGGCAAGACTGCTCCTTCTATTGAAAAAGTAAAAAGATCAATAAATGATTTCGCGAAACAAGGCAATAGAAGCATTAGCACGATTGAAGGGCAAGTTACAGCTTTAAGAGCATTAAGAAGAGAAGCAGATATCAATAGCAAGGAGTTTAAAGAGCTAACTGCTGACATTGGCAAATATGAAAAGCAGCTAACTAAGGCTCAAGGTCGCAAAGGTGGTGGTGGTGGTGCCCGTCAAGCAACACAGGTAGCTGGTGCAGTTGTTTCTGGCGGCATTTTTGGCGGTCCAGAAGGTGCAGTGGGTGCGCTTGGCGGTGCTGCGCTTGGTGGCGTCCAAGGCGCGTTTGCTGGTGCTGCTATTGGTGCTCAGCTAAAGGGAATTAGAGAGCTAACAGCTGGCGCAGCCGATTATGCGTCACGAGTGCAAAAACTTGAGATTGCATTGGAAGGAGTAGCAGGCGGCACAGAGAATTACAATTCTGCGCTTGAAACAGCCCGTCAAGTAACAGCAGATCTCAATGTTCCTGCACTTGATTCTGTTAGAGGCATAACTCGATTAACAGCGGCAGTTTCTGGGGCTGGCGGTCCAGTAAGAGACGCTGAAACTACATTTAAAAATGTCACGGCAGCAATAAAAGCTACTGGTGGCAGTACGGAAGACGTGAAGGGCGCCATTACGGCGATGGTTCAGGTGTTCAGCAAAGGCAAGGTTTCTGCAGAAGAGCTTTCTGGGCAACTCGGCGAGCGCCTTCCAGGTGCCGTGACCTTGTTCGCCAAGGCAAACAAGATGACCTTGCCTGAGCTTCAAAAGAACTTAAAAGCAGGAACTGTCGGATTAAATGAGTTGATGAAATTTATTGTTGAGTTGGGAGATACTTACAGTGGTACTGCTTCTAAGATTGCTGAATCAAACGCAGAGGCTGGCGCGCGATTGGCTGTTGCGGTCCAAGACATGCAGGCCCAAATCGGAGATGCATTGGTTCCAATTGGAGCGCAGTTCCAAAATGCATTCACTGTGTTTATCAAGGAAATAACTCCGTTTTTAACAACAAATGTTCCAAAAATAGCCAAGCTATTTTTTGACCTTGCGAAAAATTTAGACACTCTTGTTGTAGCGGCAACGACCGCTTTCGCTGTATTCGCTGCGGCAAAGATTACTGCAATTGTTTCAAGCCTTGGTGGCATAAAAACGGCATTAATTCTTATCAAGCAACAATTAATTGCAGTCGCTCTAACCAACCCATTTACGGCACTCGCAGTGGGGGCTGGGTTACTTGCTGGCGCTATTTTCAATGCTTCTAAAGAACAAAAAAGATTTAATGACTTGTTAGGAGAAGGCAGTGTTGCTCAGGTAAATGCAGAGCTAACAAAGCTAGAGAAAAGGCGTGACAAAGCGATTGTAAAGCTTAATGCCGCCAAGGCAAGAGCCGGGGATGACGATCAGTACAGCATGGTAAGTGGATTTGAGGCAGAGGAGCAAGCGGTTGACAGGCTTAACAAACAAGTTAATCAGTTAAGAACAAGAAGGAATCAAATCACCGACACTAACCCTAACCAAGGCGCTGCTTTAGAACGTTATACGTTTGATCAATTTGAGACTTTTGACTACGGCGCCCCCACTGCTGAAAAAGACTCAGGCACAGGCGGTGGCACAGGGCCGAAAGATATATCTAAAGCAAGAGCAGACGCATTAATCGCTGCCAATAACTTAAGGCAAAAAGGTGTTCAGATAACTAAAGAGGACATATTAGCGCAGGAAAAAATTGCGTTAGAAGCGGCTAAGTCACTTCTTCCTCAAAAACAACGAGTAGAAATTAACAAAATCAACGTAAAAACTGCTAATGATATTTTTGCGTTAGAGGAGTCGAATAGGAAGAAAGCAGAAGATGCAATCAAGAAAGAGCAAGAAAAAGCACTTGCTTTGACGCAAATCAAACTAGTAACAGGAGAGATAACAGAAGAGGAAGGTAGACAGGCAGAGATCAGACAGCAAGCCTTCGAACTCACCAAGCTATTTCCTGAACAGTTTGAAGCTGTACGTGCTGCTCTTGAGGAGGCTTCAAGTCCTTTAGGCAAGTTCAAGGATGGCTTAAAAGAGGTGTTCGAGTCAGCAATGGATCTCAATACTGCACTGGGTGAGGCTGGCATTCAAGCAGTTAATAGTTTTGGAGATGCTTTTGCTGATTTTGTAACTACTGGCAAGGCAAGTTTTGCAGATATGGCCAAGTCGATACTGCAAGACTTGGCCCGAATGATTGCCAAGGCTGCTATTTTCCAAGCTCTTTCCGCTGTTCCAGGAGTAGGCAGTTTCTTGGGTCTTGGCGCAGCGAAAGGAGCTGTAACTAAAGGCATGACTCCTCCCACGACAATCCCAGGAGGCGTTGGTGCTATGGCAGCGAATGGTCTTGCAGTAGCTAGGAACGGAATCGTTCCTTACGCCAAGGGTGGTCTAGTTACAAAACCAACTTTGTTTCAATACAAACAGGGAGGGGTCGGCAACTACGGCTTGATGGGTGAAGCTGGCACAGAGGCAATCATGCCTTTGCGTCGTGGAGCAAATGGCAGGCTTGGTGTTGAATCTTCTGGTGGCGGTGTTGGTAACGTAGTAGTGAACGTTGATGCTTCTGGATCTAACGTGCAAGGCGATCAACCAAATGCTAAGGCTCTTGGCTCTGCAATTGGTGCAGCTGTGCAGGCTGAATTGATCAAACAAAAAAGACCTGGAGGACTTCTTAACTAATGGCTACTTTCCCTAATATTGCTCCAGATTATGGGGCAGCCAAAACAGCTCAACCAAATGTCAGATCAATTCAATTTGGATCGGGCTATTCACAACGTGCAACTTTTGGAATTAATCAAGATCCAAAAGAGTGGAGCTTGTCTTGGCAGAACAGGAATGCAGCAGACACAAATGCGATTGAAGATTTTTTAGAGGATCGGGGAGGAGTCGAGTCATTTAGTTGGTCGCCACCAGATGAAACAAACACTTATAAGTGGGTGTGCCAAAGTTGGACAAAAACAATGCCATACTTGAATTTATTTAACATTACCGCTACCTTTATCCAGGTATTTGAAACCTAATGGCTTATCGGTACGACCTACATAAATGGGAAGCTGCAAGAGCTTACGAGTTTGGCGACGTTGTTCGTGCCAATCCCAACAGAGGCAACACGCTTGCGTTTAAGTGCATTGTTGCTGGAACGACAGACACACTTGATACTTACTCGGAGTTTGAGTACGACGAGCCTGCTTTCCCATTCAAAATTACGCAGACGTTAGTTGATGGAACGTGTACTTGGGAAGCGTTTGAACCATTAGCAGAAGAGCTACTTCGCCTTGCTCCAACAGCAGTTATTGATCTTTTTGAAATTGTTTTAACGACAGCAGTAAACGGTATTGATTCTACGATAAGGTATCACTCCGGCAAGAATGGATTAACTGAAGAAATTAAATTTGACGGCAACGCTTATCCAGCAGTACCTGTTGAAATTGATGGATTTGAGTTTTCGTCAAATGGAACGTTGCCTCGGCCTACGCTAAGAGTAGCCAACGTTAATAATGCAATTACGGCGTTGATACTTTTGTACAACCCTTTAGCGGCCAAAGTTCGAAGGATACGCACATTCGCCAAGTTTATTGATACGGTAAATTTTAACCAGCAAGTCCCATTTGCTCCAGAAAACGACATCGAAGACACCTTAACAGCTCAGAATAATGATCCTTTAATTGCACAAACTTTTAACGATACTTCTGACCCTAACGCAAAGATGGTTGAGACTTGGTACATCGATCGTGTGTCAGCGGAGAACCCGCAATTTGTTGAGTTTGAATTGTCGCCAAAGATTGACCTCATTAATGTTGGGCTTCCCCGGAGAACAATTGAAGAGTTTTGCCCTTGGAAATACCGAGGCGCTGAATGTGGTTACAAAGGAAGAACTTGTTTTACAGTTAATGATTCGATTATTCAGAATGCAGACAAAATAGTCGTGAATGGTGTTGTTACTAACGACATTTGTGGCAAACGTGTGTCTAGTTGTCAGGCAAGGTTTGGCAGGGCAGATACTCTTCCTTTCGGTGGGTTTTATGGGGCAAGACTTCAGGCTTAACGCGGTAAAGCACGCCAAGACTGTCTGTCCTGAAGAGGCTTGCGGTTTGGTTGTTAATGGACGGTACTTCCCTTGTCGCAACATCGCGCTAGACCCCAGTACAGATTTTGCAATCAATCCTGCTGACTATGCCCGTGCGATGTTTGCTGGAACGATTGAAGCCGTGGTGCATTCACATCCAGCAGGCACACCTGTAAGCGAGCAAGATCGTAAAGCCTGCACGCAAACCAAGATTCCTTGGTACGTTTACTCTGTGCCAGATGATCAATGGTTAACTATCGAGCCTTGTTAGGCCGCCAATGGGATTACGGCAAAACTGATTGCTACTCCTTGCTTCGCGAGTATTACGGGTTACTTGGAATTGACTTGCCAGACTTCCCGCGTCCTGAGTCTTTGGAGCGTACCCACAGCATTTTTTTCAAACATGCACGGGCTATTGGCTTTGAGCCTGTGCCTTTTGATGAGCGGCGTGAGCATGATGTTTTGATCATGCGGCTTGGCACTAAGAACCCAATGCACGCAGCAATTTATGTGGGAGACGATAAGATTTTGCACCAGCGAATGGACAGCATCAGTGCTTTAGAGCCTTTAGGGCGTTACTATAGGCAAAGCGTTGCGGCAGTTTTTCGCCATGCAGCTAGTTCTGTTGGCGGGTGAGCTAGGCGAAAAGTATGGCCAGCAGCATGAGTATTACAACCTGCAGACCCCTGCTGATGCAATCAAGCTTCTTTGCATCAACTATCCAGCTTTAAAAACTGAGCTAATTCAGGCGCACCATAATGGCGTTGGGTACAAGGTGATCCAGGGTGGTGCGGCGATGGGGTATGACGAGTTGCAATTGCCGTTTGGCAGCAAGCCTTTGCTGGTAGTGCCTGTGATTACGGGTTCTGGTGGCAATGGTGTAGGACAAATTTTGCTTGGTGTTGGCTTGGTTGCGCTGGCAGTGGTTAATCCTGCTGTAGGTTTTGGATTAGGAGGCGCTGTTGGGTTTGGTGCTGGAGCTGTTGGTACTGCAGCTGCTGCAACTTTTGGAGCTTCTCTTATTGCAGCTGGCGGTACTCTTGGAATTGGCTTAATTCTTTCTGGAACGGCAAGTCTTCTTTCGCCACAGCCGCAGCTTCCTAATTCTGGAGCTGGCAGAATTAAAGGACAGGGCACTCGCGTAAGAGGCGAAGGGCCAAGTGGAATTACTAGAGGCGCTTCAGGTGTTGAGTCTTATGCGTTTACCGGGCCCGCAAACACAGTTGGAACAGGCGCAACATTGCCTGTTGTCTATGGCCGGGTGACCACCGGAAGCCATTTGTTAGCAGCAAATTTAGAAGTTTCTGATGCTTCCGATCCGCTGTTAATGGCTACGCAAACACCAGGATTAAACACTTTAACGATCAACGGGGAAAGACTTACAAGAGGGTTTGAGTCATTGGGCGGTTTACATAGCAAGCTAGGCGTAAGAGACGTTAATAGCAGTAATGACAACAAAAGAATAAGAGTTGAAGAAACCTTTGGCGATGCTGGCAGCGATAGATTCTTGCGACCTGGAGAGATCATTACAGCTGGTGGTCTTGACTACAAGTCTGATAGAAGTAAAAGAAAAAAACTTGATGTGCTTTTTGAAGTTATTCGAGGTTTGTACGATTACGCTGGAGCGCCAGGCACGACAAAAATTGATGGTTTTATTACTTACGAGATAACATTAACTGTAACTCGAAGCAATAAAAATGGTGGGGATGCTGATGTGGCAGTGGCTCGCACAACATTACAAGGTTTAGTCAACGAAACGCAAGAATTTAGTTTTGGTCATAGGCTTGAAATGCCTAGAGTCGAAAAAGGAAACCGCGTTAAGCTTGCGGTTGAAATCATTGATGTTGAGGCCAGTGACAGAACAAAGCTCAAAGTTCAAGGCTACGGCTACGACCTAATCTAAAAAATTATGGCCCTCAACTCAAAGACCAATCTTAAAATAATTGACGCAATTTGCGAGGGTCCGATTGAAGGGCTTGCTGAGCACAAGAAAAGCGTTTTGTTGAATGAAACTTTAATTACAGGAAGACAATTTGTAGACCAAACGGTTGTATTTACGGAAAGAAAGGGAACTCAGAACCAAAAACGTTTTGACGAAAGCTCTATGTTGAGCGATGTCCAGACGACAATTATTGATGTTAACGAGCAGCTTGGCAGTAATTATTCTGAAGAACTTAATGCCGAAAATCAGGTCGTAAAGCGTGACTATGGTACGGGGCAGATAACCCGCGCAATAAACGACAGCGAGGCTGACTTTGTCGTGCTTGTGTTTACAGTTCCAAAACTGTATTGCAGCGCCATGGAAGGACTGGCGCGGGGCCAATTGTTCTTTGCTCAGATTCATCTAGATATTGCGCTCAGCGAAGACGGTGGTGCTTTTGAAGACAAATGGTTCAGGGTTGAGGGGCAAGAAAAGAGAAATATTATCAAAGGTGTTTCTACGTCCCAGTATCAATTTAAAACTAAACCATTCAACCTTACGCGGAACAAAGCCCCATATAAGATTCGCGTTAGAAAGGTAGAGTTTGATAATGCAGAAGACGCTTTTGAGATCAAAGCTCAAGACCTTCAAGACATCCCTCAGACAACGCCTTTGGCCAACAGCAGAGCAGATACTATTGTTTGGAACAGCATTATTGTCGGCAAAAGAGTAAAGGTCAGCTACCCTCACACCGCTCTTATTCACTTAAGCATTGACTCGGAAGAGTACAACACCTTGCCTGCGAGGGCGTATGACATTAAAGGTTTGAAAGTACAAATTCCATCTAATGCAACTGTCCGGAGAGACGGCAGTCTCAGATTTGATAATAGTATTCCTTTTGACGGCAGTCTTACAACCAATCTGCATTGGACAACTTGCCCGATTTGTTGTTTTTATGACTTGCTTACAAATAGTCGTTATGGAGTAGGTGATTTTATAGATAAGGCTAAAATTAACTGGGTTGATTTAATTGATCTTGCAAAATATTGCAACGAGGAGATTGATACACCTGACGGAAGACAGCCAAGATTTGCAATAAATACGGTGCTTGGCTCGCAGGCCGAGGCTTATAACGTCTTGCAAGACATGGCAAGCGTCTTCCGTGGAATGATTTTTTGGAAGGCAGACAATGTTCAGATTACTGCTGATCACGGCAATCTTGGCGAACAAAATGCAGCACCGTTAGCAGCTATTCATGTTTTTAGTAACTCCAACGTCGTAAATGGAAGCTTCTCCTACAGCGGCTCTTCGTTAAAAACCAGAAGCACTAGAGTTCGCGTAAGGTATAACGATCCTGACAATTTTTACAAACCTAATTTTTTAATTATTGAAGACCAAGCCCTGATTGAAAAGTACGGGGTACAAGAAAAGAGTGTTGTGGCTTTTGGTTGCACTTCAAAGTATCAAGCGCAACGTATGGCTCGTTGGATTATGCAGTCAGAAGCGGTGCATGATGACACAGTTACTTTTTCAGTTGGACTTGAGGGATTAAACGTATTGCCAGGTCAGATATTTGAAGTGTCTGACGAGATGCGCCTATCAACACGTTTATCTGGCCGTGTTCTTGGTGCAAGAAAAGAGTTTGTTGACGTAGATCAAAATGTTGTATTGCCATCTGGAGCGAATGACAAGATAAGCGTTGTTATGAAGGATGGAACGATTGAAACCCGTCCAATTTTTAGCGATCAAATTAGCGGCAACAGGGTCACGGTTCTAACTCCTTTTACTCAAGTACCTCCTGATGAAGCTCTGTATTCAATTACAAATGATTCAGCAGTCATAAGAAAATATCGGTGCCTATCAGTAGCAGAAGGAGAGGGTGGCGTTTATTCCGTTACTGGCGTTCGTCATGTCGACGGTATTTACAAATTTGTTGAGGGCGATAGCTCAGATTTAAATTTACCACCGCCATTTATTTACGGTCGGCAACCCGATCCAGCAAGCAATGTAAGCATTACATTTCAACAAATTGATACCGGCAGTAGCACAACAAACCGTGCCACCATTTCATGGACTAGAGGCTTAACTGGACCAGTTGCAGATTTTGAAGTTAGATGGAAAGTGGGGGATGCAGGTAATTGGAATATTATATTTACTGCTAACACCTCTGTTGATATAGATACAAACATACTTCCTGGCGAAATATTATACGCAGAAGTTACCGCAAGAGGCCCCCAGCCAGACAGAAAAAGATCTGAAATTGGCAAGCAACAGCGAGAAATTGGTGTTGGTGGAACGAGTGACGGTGTTGATGGTGTCTCAAGGATTGTCCTCCCGCCCGACCCAGAAGATGTAACTATTGAAGCCTCTGGTGTTGATCAGGTTATTTTGCGTTGGTCGCCAACAGCCAGCGGTCAAAACGTTGCAAACTTTGTTGCTGTAATTAGGCATTCAAGCAAAACCGACGGGACAGGTACGTGGCCTAACAGCACTTTGCTAAGGAAGGTGTCGGCAAGAACGACATCAGTTATATTGCCATTGCTGAATGGTGAGTATTTAGTCAAGTTCGAGAATGCAGAGAAACAACGCAGTAAAAATGCAATCAGTGCCGTTATTAACCTGCCTGACCCTATTCCTAGGCTTAATTTTGAGATTTTCAGAGAAGACGCAGATTTTGGAGCGTTTCCAGGACAGTCAAGCAATGTTTATTACGACGACAGCTATGACGGGTTGGTGCTGAGCGGCAAAGGTGATTTTGACCTTATTGCAGACGTAGACGTTCTGTCTAGCTTTGATTTTATTGGAGAACAAGTCCTTAGCGGCGAATATGTTTTTTATAACATTGTTGATTTAGGGGCCAGGTTTAGCGTAAGGATGCACCGTATCCTGACTGCCCGAGGTCTTTATTTAAGCGATTTAATTGATGGTCGAACGGAAAATATTGACATTTGGTCTGATTTTGACGGCGACATTCCTGACGACACAAACGTTGAAGTTTATTTCAGGAGGGAAGATCAGGCAAAAATGGCAGCTACTCCTTCTACGCTTGACCCAGAGATTCTTTTCGAGGATGGATCAACGATCCAACTTGAAGGAGACAACATTACTTTAGCTGTAACGGTAGTCAGCTCTGGTGGGGGCAACAGATATCGAATTAATAGTTCCAGTGTTGACAACGAAACGTTAGCTTTGATGGAGGGCAATACTTATATCTTTGATCAATCAGATGCAAGCAATTCTGGGCATCCGATAAGAATAAGTGCGACAAGCGATGGAACGCATGGCGGCGGTTCTGAGTACACAGCAGGAGTCACGACGGTTGGGACGCCAGGAACTACAGGTGCTTACACGCAGATTGTTTTAGCTGCTGGCGCTCCAACTCTTTATTACTACTGTTCAGCCCACGCCGGGATGGGAGGACAGTTAGACACAAGTGATAATGCTTCGTACCTGCGTCAGGAATCAGATATTTTCTTTGATGAGTGGATACCGTTAGAAAACAATGCGTACGTGGGGAGGTACTTTCAGTTCAAAGCTGTGCTTACAACAGATCGAAAGGATCAAACACCGATTGTTGACGAACTTGGCGTAACGTTCCAGCTTGAGCGCCGCACTGAAAACAGTGCTTTTACAGATTCCGGCTTTGGGACAAAGACTGTAACTTTTGAAAAGCCTTTCTATATCGATGGTGATACGCGCGTATCTGTCGGCGTGACTGTTCTGGATTTAGAGCCAGAAGACTATTTCGTGATATCAGAACCGACGGCAGAAGGCTTTACGATCACTTTCAAGGGCCTTTTTGATGGCAATGACTTTATAAATCGACGCTTCAGCTATACTGCGGTGGGATATGGCACACGCGAGGATTCTTAATGGCCCAAGCAGACGGAGTTGTCGCAAACGGCAGTGGCGCGGCAGTAAGAGCTGACATCAATACACAGTTAGCCGCTGTTTTTACAAACCACAGTGGAGCTACTC